CCTGAACCGCCTGCACTTCCTGCTCCGCCTGCCATTATCGGTACCCCGCTGTTTTCTTTGCGATGCTTTTGGGTTGCGCCACAAACTGTTTACCTGCCGCCTTACCTGCCCGTTTGGCTTTGGTGGTTGCTGCGTACTCAGAAGGACTGAGCGCCTTGATTGCCGCTTCTGGCAAGTACCGCTCACCCGTTTTTGACGAAGGCTTCCCCGACTTGGTGCGCCATTTCTGGTCACCCCAGTTTTTAAGGGAAGTCTGCGGTGCTTTCACTTCATCACACCCCGCGTCTTACCGCGTTGCGCTATTCCGTCTGCACGTTTGGAAGCGGAGACCGTGCCGCCTTTTTTCATGCCACGAGTTTCGCGTTGCAATTCGGAAGCATACTCTTTAGCTTTAGCGTCAGGCAGTGTAAACCCCATAGTGTTGGTTTTGCCGTTCTTTGTTCGGTAGATATAACTATCCCCTGTTTTAACGCCAAAATTGTCGTCAACTGTCCCTTGACTATCCGCCCCGCCAAGCGATTCGGGCTCTGTGCTAAACCTAGCTTTACTGGATTTTTTCTTTTCAGTCACGATAACCTCCTCCAGCCGCCTTGTATTTCTTGGCGACAAGTTGTGCTTTACGGGCTGACCATTGGCCTGCACCCGTTCCGTGGGTTGCGGCTGCCTTCACCTGGGACACGATTTTCTTGCGAAGACCGGGCTTGGTGTAATTGCCAGCAGCATTGACTTTTCCACCTTCTTTGTACTCAGTGAAATCGGTGTCATCCCGGCGCTTTTTGCGCTTGGCTCCGGGCATTTTGGAGGGGTTGATGTCCCCCATCCCACGGCTGGCCATCATCTCAGCACTTGCCGCCGCGCTTCATGCCCAGGGGCGTGGAACCAGCCATCTTAATCATCGTGCCCTTGGTTTTACCCTTGGAAGCGATACCGTCACGGCTGGGAGCACCAGTCTTGACGCTACCCATTTTGGCGCTGGTCATGCCACCAGAAGCCATCTTCTTTGTGCCCATTGCTTTTTTCTTAGCAATCATTTCCATGAAAGGGTTTGCTTTAGCCATATCACCACCTCTTTTAAAAGACTTGCCTTTGTCGGCGTTGCTGAAATCTTTGCCCACAGACTGTGGGACCCCTACCTTCTTGGCAAACGATGGGTTGTTGGCCACCGCAGCCATGAAATTGTGCTGTTTTTTACTTGTTGACGGCATCGTCGGCCTTCTTGTTCCAGGGAAGCAAGTCAGAAAACGATCTACCCGTGACCATTTCCGTAATCCGCATGGAAGTCCACACGATGGTCAAGACACCGCCGACCAGAGCAACAACAGGCGTGACAACCCCGAGGAAGCCCCCAAGGCCCATTACAACTGCCGCGCCGTCAACCATAGCCTTTGTGTCGTGGTTCATGTCAGCACTTCCAAGCCCGCAGGCTCTTGTTAATCCGACTGTTTGGGTCTTTGGCTGTCTTCTCGGACGTGAGCTTTTTCTTCATCCCAGTCATCCTTGCACAGAAAGAGTCGCGCCTGCTGCCGCCCTCGGGCTGCGGTGCTTTCAACCCCGGCTTGCCGGGATTGGCTTTGTTGTAGGAAGCCCGACCCTTGGCGTTCAAGCCGCCCTTCTCGGATTTGCCTTCCTTGCGTTGCCATGCAGGTGACTTAGCCATAGTAAATCTGCGACGCGTCAATACCGCTCATGTAGGAATAAATTCCATTTATTGCTAGTACGCCTTCGCCGGGAATAAGCGGAGCATTTTGAAACTCGTCTGTTGCGTGGGTTTCATAGGTTAACAACCAACGATTTGCGCCACTGACATAAACCGCTGCTGGAGAACCTGTAATATTCCCAGTATTGATGTCTACAAGCGTAAACGAATCCGCGTTGACTCTAGTAATAGAATAATTTCCATCAGTAGCAGCGCCACCTGAGCCACCCGCAAAATGTATACCTACAACATCTCCAGTAGACAATCCGTGCGCCGTCTTAGCCACCGTCACGGTCGTGCCAGTGCGTCCATAAGTAACGCTTGAAGTTACTGGGGCTGTGGTTGAATCAAACAATACAAGAGTGCCACTACCACCATAAAAAGAAACGCCTTTTACACGGTTGCGTCCAAGAACAAAAAAACCGCTTTGGTTTAAATGACCTTGTTTTACGTCAGTTTGCATCGTCATAATCAAACTCCTTTTTTAACAGGGGCCGAAGCCCCGTTGGGTTGATTAAGAGTTGGCAAACGGCGTGGCAACCGTACCCGTACCAAGCACCGTGCCTTCAACCATGTACTTGTTAGCTGCAATTGCAAAAATCCGCACCCATGAACCTGCAACACCACCAGTGGTCGTGCCATTCAAGTTGATGAAGTCGTTAGCGGCAGCGGCAAAGAAACCAACCAATGCAGCGCCGTCTGAGTCAACGTCGTTCATGGTAATTGAGCCAACGTATTTGTCAGTACCGTTTGTACCAATCTTCAACGAGCTGGTGGCAATCGTTGTGGGAACCCAGATGGTGTACAAAACACCTTCGTTGTTAACTGTGCTGGGGTCTTGGCCAGGGCCAGAAGTGGTGGGGTTTGCCGTCATGTTGATAGCGGGCAATGTCAGCGTCAGTGCAGCAGCCAATGTGCCGCCAACAGAGATGATGCGACCGCCATGAGCTTCGGGGCTTAATGTGGTGCTAGAAGTGATTTCAACGACAGCCGCTGGGCCTTGTTGGTAAATGCCGCCCAAAGAACGAATTGGGCCTTGAAACGTAGTGCGTGCCATGATAATTTCCTTACATGCAAGTGGGGCGTATCTGTCTGCATGTCGTCAGCCGGGACTGTCAGATACACCGGAAAGCCCGGAATAGTTGCAATATACACTAAAAGAAAAAGGGGCACAAGGCCCCTTTTTCATAGACACATTAAGCGCCTGCGGAACCCCACATACCGAGGGGATCAGACCAGCCGAAGCTGTAACGCTCACGAGCCTTGTAACGGACGTTGCCCGTATCAAAGTCGCCGTCCATCGAGTTTGCCAGGGGCATACGCTCGAAATGCTTCATGCCGTTGGGAACGTCGGTAATCAAATACCAGCCATTCGAATCGGTCAAGAAGTGGTTGACACAGTAGCCTTCAGGAATCGCACCCATCTGCTTGATAGCGTTGATGTCGTTATCAGCAGTAGAGACACGCAGTTCAGTGTCAAGCAAGCGCTTGGCAACGAACATCAGCGCTGGGGGGATGACCATCTTGCGGGGCTTGGCAGCGATCAACAGACCACGCTCATCGGTCCATGCAGCGATTTGAATCACGGCATTTTCCAAGGAGGTTTCGTTCAAGTCCACGCCAGTGGTGGGGCTGTTGAAGTTAACCGCGCCATTCACCAAGGGGTGGCCAACACGAGTGCTGGAGCTGTTGTTACCAAACAAGGTCACGCCGTCACCACCCAGGTAAGAACCGTTGAACCCGTTATTGATAACGGAGGCGGCTTTAACCTGCTTGGTGTAGGACATCGCACGAGCCAGGGCTTTGGTGTAACGAGCAGACAGTGAGTCGTACAAGTTATCTTCCACAGCTTCCTCGGTGATCGAGAAGCCCAGGGCGATGGTCTCGTGGTTGTAACGGGCGGTAAACGCTTCCTGCGCATTGTCGTAGGAGATAGCGGAACCCTCGTTCTTGACGGGAGCAGCACCGAAACCAGCAAGCTTGGTCTCTTCTTCGAAGCTACGCTCTGATTTCTCAGTTTCGTAGATTTCTTTGTGCTCTTCGCCGTAACGAGCGTATTCCAAACCGAACAAAGCGTTCAGACCAGGGAGCAACTCTTTAAGTAGTTGTGCGCGTGAAATTGCCATTTTGAGTTACTCCTTACAGACCAACTGCGTTGGTAAATGAGTGATAGCCGGGATTGATTTTGACCAGAATATCGGTGTAGGCGTCGCCCACAGTCGAGAAACCAACCATATCAACAAACCCAACAACACGGAATGCTGCGGTGGTGGTCACAGCCGAGGCACCTGCTACGACGGAAGCCGTAGAGTTACCAGTGGATGTGCTGCCAGTTGCCACAGCGCTAGTTGTGAAGAACACGTTTGCGCCCACGGCAGCTTGCGTGACAGAGCCAGCAGACTGAACTTGGAACACAACACCGGGGTCATCCACAACGTAGGCGTTAACCACACCCGTGGTACCCGTGGGGTAGTACTGAGCGTAGATCACTTGGCCTTGTGCGTTGATGTAAGAACAGCCAACAAACACACCTACGATGCCCGTGTTAGCGGTGCCAGTAGGAAAGCCGTTGGTGGTCGCATCAGCGCCAGTTGCGGTGGCCACAGCCAGATAGCCAGACGCATTCACGTACACGGGCGAACCGTTGTAAATGCTTGAGGCAGTGCCTGCGGGGTCGATGAGATACGAACGGGTTGCACCTGCGTATGGTGTGCCACCCAGCTCATTCACGGGTTTTAGCCCGTATGGGGATGCTACTGATGCCATTTAAGGACTCCTTGTTTACTTAGAACCTGAACCAAACCCTTTGCCGCCACTGACTGAAGACTTGCGGTCCGCAAACAGGGGCATGCGAGGATCATTGTTTCGCATGAAGTGGTTGTCCACCGATTCCATCTGGTTTTGTGCTTGTCGGTCGTAATAGTCGTCCCGTGCGCGTGCTTTCTCGGCGATCATCTTGCAGAGCATGAGTCCGCCAATCTCCACGTTCCCGGTCTTCGCATTGCCTTCAATCATCAATTCCGGATGATCTTCTGCCTTGACTGGCTCCCAACCGTCGCGCATCTTTCGAGACACGTTGGTGGGTTCAGCTTGCCCTAATACGTGTGTAGCTACCCAGCGGTACACATATCCTGGCTCCGGGGTCGGATCAGGCAGTGCCGAGGACGGCGTATACACATAACGAGTTTGCTTGTCGCGTGACACAAGGTCACGGGGGGTACGGTTTTCAGCCATTTTGACTCTCCAATTTTGCTACTTGAGCAGCGTACTGCTGCGGGGTTAATCCAAATTTCTTTGCCAGTGCGACCTGGGTCTGAGTTAATTGGACTTTCTTGGCTCCCGACGAACGGGTCGCGGGAGCTGCAACGGCAGCAGGTCGTCTTGGAGAATCTCCCGACCTTGGCTTGTCTTCGGCACCACCGAAAACTTCGGGGAACTTCGACTTCACGCGATCATTTATTTGATCGAAATAATCATCACTGCGGGGGTCTACCCCGTTGTTGACTAGTTTTTGATGCAGCCCTAGTGCGTAGCTGGTAACTTCTTCGAACCCGTTTGCGCCAAACCACTGGTTTTTTGCCTGCCAGCGCAGGGTTTTTTCGTCTGGTTGCGCCTGTTCGGGTGCGCTTTGACGCGTTTGTACCTCATATTCTTCAGTTTGTAAAGGGGGTGGGCGAAAACTTTTCGCTTGCTCCAATTTCCACTTGGCGTCAGTCATTGCTTCCTGGGCTGCAATGATGGCATCAGTGTCAAACGCTTCCTGGGCATCCTTGTACTGGCGGCGGGCTTTCTCCAGTTCGGCTTCCGCCGCACTTTTAGCCATAGTGCCGTACTGCTCTGTTCCGTTGGACACGTACTGTTTTAACTGCTTGTTCTCGTTGATGAGCTGCTGTGCAAGACGCTCGAGTTCTTGCTTCTCGCGTATGGTGGATTCTTTGGCCCGGCGTTCGTCGTGACGGGCATGGGTCAACTCCTTAATGCGTTTTTGGGCACCTTGGGTGTATGACTCAATTTCATCGTCCGTGGGGTCTTCCACCTCTCGGTCCAGGGGCCTGCGGCCTCTGTCTTGGATGGGGGTGTCGTCAATGACTTCAACTTCTACGTCACCGTCATCCTCCACGGACACCTTGACCTGGGAGGTCTTTTCGTCGTCTTGTTCGTCTGGGAACTTGTATTGTTCAGCCATGTCTACTCCATCAAGCGCGGGTTAACCCGCGAGGGTCTTGCACAACAGCATCGACTTGATCGTCATTTATCAAGCGAAACTCCTTACCGAAAATCTTGAAGCGCGTACCAGAATAGGTACGTACCAACACAAAGTCTCCTGCCTTGCACCACGCGCCTGCGGGGAACTTGGTGGTGTCTTTGTATGCGTCAGGGCCGACCTTGAGCACAAACAGAACCGTTGTGGCGTGTTCTTCTTGGCGCATGACGGATGACGCTTTAACGAGATCAAGCTCAGTACCGTCAATCTTTTCAGATATGTCTGGCACCGCACACAGCAGCTTCCAGCCTGTTGGCTCTGGCAGCATGGTTGCTTTCTCGTCGTTGTTTGCGTCTTCTGCCGGGGCAGCGACGGGTTGGATTGCTTCAGGCAGGGCAAATTGCCCCGGTTCAAGTACGAGTTCACTCATCGGATTGTTCAACTTTCTTTGCAAGGTCAATGATGTAACGCTCTGCAAGGGCCAGACCCTGAATGATCCCGCAAAGTTTTTGGTACTCGTCAAAAGTGCGACACGCACCCCCCGCGCAGTCATCTGCGTAGTTGTTCATGTCGGTGCGTATTTGTTCGCGCAATACGCGTGCGAAATCTTCGATCATGTTTTAGGGGTGTCCTTTCGTTGGTTTTCTTTACGCTTAAGCAACTGGTCATCAACACGCAATAGGGCATCCCCCATCTTTTGCTGGTTGTTGAACTGTTGTTCTTTTTGGGACATCTGAAACTTGCCCGCATTTTCTGCTGCTTGGAGCGCCTGATCTTCTTTGTCCATTCGGTACTTGCCGACTTTGGCCATGGCGTCCATTTGCAGTTTCTTTTCCTCGATGGCCAACTTGCCGGTAACTTCCTTGTCCTTGAGCTGCATCTCTTGCTGCGCCTGCTGTGCTTTTGTCTGGGCTTCTTGCTGCTTGATCTGCACTTCTTGTTGGCGAATTTGCAAATCTTGCTGCTGCATCTTTAGCACGGGGTCTTGCGCTTGCTGCTGGGCTTGCTGTTGCTGAGCCTGCTGTTGGTTTTGCTGGAGCACTTGTTGTGCTGCCTGCGCCATCATCCCTGACAGAGCCACCTCAATCTGCGGGGGCAGTTTCTCGTCTGCCGGGGGCAGGGGCATACCAAGTTGCTGCTCGATCTTTTGGCGGTAACCAAACCCAACGTGCTCGGCAATGTGCGCCTGCATGGCTGCTTGGATCACTGGTGCCTTGGGGTTTTGGCCGATTAACTGCGTGATGATTGGGTCTTGCATGGCCATCGTGTGCACCTTGATGTGCGACTCGTGGTCTTGGTAGAAGAACGCCTTGAGCGGTTCCCCTTTGAGTGCGGCCATGTTCTCCGACACAGGGTCTCTGGGTCTCTGGTCGTCAGGCAGGGGCACAAGCTTGTCTGCGTCCTTGATGCCCAAGACCTCCAGCATCTGACGGTGCAACTGGGGCAAGTCGTAGATGTCCGGGGCCATCTGCGCCATCTGGATGACGGCTTGATACTGCACAACCCGCTGGCTCATAGTGGCCGCGTTGGGGTCACTCACCGGGATGATGTCAACGTGTTTGTAGTCCGCTTGCTTGGCACGCCTTGTGGACTTGTCTGGGTCGTAGTCGTACTCGGGGTCTGTGTAGTCCCGAATCAACCCGGCCAGCAGTTGCAGTTCTTGTTTGAAGCTGTAGTGCAGCCGTGCCTGGACAGCCGACATCACTTTCAACTGACGCTCCAGCAGAGCCAGGGTCGTGCCCACGGGCGCTTGTGCGCTCATGTCCGAGACCTTCATGTCCGCCGTGGCGGCAAAGCGTCTGCCTTCCTCCACGATGGTGCCCAGCAACTGGTACAGAACGCCGCTTGGCTCCTTGTACGGCAGGGGTAGGATGTTGTCTCTGAGCGCCCCAGAACTAACGTCTACGTCTCTGAACTCGCCGGGTTGAATTGGTGTGTCATCACCCTTAATGCGAAGCCCTCGAGTCTTGAGGCCCCCTGGCAGGTTGGAGAGCGTACCCGCATCGACAAGCTGGCGCATGATGCTGGTTGCAGACTTGGCAAACCCACCGATAAGGTGGAAAAGACCAAAGCCATAAGCCCCGAATCCGGGGATGTATTGGTAGTGGACAAAATGCTGTCGCTTGAGTCGCAGGTCATCGTCTTCCTTCCAGTTGCGGCGAACGGCCAACACCTCGTTGGTCCCTTTTATTAGGGTAACTACGTATGGCAAAGCAATACCCGTCTCTTCGCCATCATCGTCTTTGTCTTGGTAGCCCTCCAAGTCCAGGTCAACGTGGCACTCAAAGATGATATAGCGCTCGTCGTTCAGGTCACTGAACCCCGTCTCTTTGTCCTTGGCTTTCTGGATGTTGGTCTGCTCTTTGGACGGATCGGGCAACTCAACGTCCCGGTAGAACCCGGCTTTCTGGAGTTTCACAATCTCGTTTTTGGTCTTGCGCATC